AGATTATTGATTTTATCAAAGATATTGAAGCTTTCGCCATCTGCCCCTTCAAAGGTAAACCATCCATTTACCTTTTCTTTGATATATTTAACTGGATTTTGCCAGAATTCACCTAATCCTGCTTTAATCTTTTTCCAAGTTGGAAGTTCAAATTTCCATGCATTAAACTTATCAGAGATCCATGTCTTAGGATCTTTCATGAAGCCAATTAATTTTTCACGAATAGTATCCCATGACGGAATATCAATACCCCATGCTGCAAATTTATCACTAATCCATTTTCCAGTTTTAACTAACCATTCAGGTAAAACTTTTTGCATTTCATCCCATGTAGGAATATTAATAGTCCAACCTAATAGTTTTTGTCTAAACCATTCAACACCTTTAAGTAACCAAGAAGGGAAAAACTCTTTAATCTCTGTCCATGTTGGTAACTTTAATGCCCATTCATCAAACTTCCCTTTGAACCAAATACCAGCATTAATTATCCATTGAGGTAATTGTGCTTGAATATCTGTCCATGAAGGAATAGATAAATTCCAATCAGAAAACATATCAGTCCACCAAACTGCTGTAGCCCATTCCGGTCTAATAGATTCCCAAGTAGGGATAGATAAATTCCAATCAGAAAACATATCAGTCCACCAATCTAATTTAGTCCAGTCCGGTCTTATTTCTGACCAAGTAGGGATAGACATTTTCCATTCACTCCATTTAGTGCTCCACCACTCTGCTGTGGTCCACTCAGGTAAGCTCCAATTATCAAAATTAAAGAAGTCTTTAATTGATTGCAAAGCATCCGCCCCCCATTGCTTTATATCCTCCCAACCATTATATAATCCCTCAAATAAAACTAAAGCACCTGCAAGCGCAACACCCCATGCCAATTTAGCTAATTTAATACCTTTCCCTATACTTTTAAAGAAATTCACAATCCCTTGAAGACCTTTCATAGGTAATGCTTTTACTTTGCCAACACCTTCTTTAGCTCTATCTTTTAAACTTCGTTTGGCCTGAGCCTGTTCAAGCAATTTCTGTTTCATTTCCTGCAATTGCAATTCTCTAGCTTCTTTGGCTATTTTATTAGAATCTTTTCTTGCTTGTTTGATTTCATCCGCAGTAACTTCAATTGCATTACCCATATCACCAAACTGCTTTTTAAGTTTGGTGGAAATTTCCTCCGCCATCTTTTCAGGTAATTTTGCGAAAGTATCATCCGCGGCATTGAAAAACTTTTCAATTCCTTTATTTCCAGGTAGTGGTATTGCTTCAGCCATTTTTCTGTTTGTCCATTTCTGCTTGTTGCTCTTTTAGGTATTGAAGAAGTAATGTAACATATACATGCCTTTCCCAAGGTACCATATTTTCTATTTCATGAAGACTATAATTATGATGTTGCATCATAGCAAAATTAGTTTCGAGCAGAGTCTTCAAATCATAATCGAAACTTAGACGAAAAAATTATATAATCCTTCCAGTCTAATATTATTTTTATGCTTACATTGCGGACACTCTATATCAAGTTCTGCATATACAGTAGGCATATTTGTTAAGAATTCTTGTATTTTAGAGAAAGTGCCTTCACCCAAACTCTCCAAAAATTCCATTTTCTCTTTTATACTATAATCATTTGCCTTATAAATTGTCTCACCCTCATATATAGTAACAATTAATGCGGCAATCAACTCAAACATCTTATCAAAATCTGATGATGAATCAATTAAATTATTCATCTTAGCCATAGTAGGATAAGATAATTCAATACCAATCGTTTCATTAACTTCAATAATATTGGCCTTTTTATCCAAATTATCGATTTTAACTGAATCTAGATTAATATCAATATCTAATTCAAAATCACATTCTTCACAATTTCTCTTAGCATGTACTACATCCGATATTGATTTCTTCCTAAGTTGAATGAAGATATATTCAATATCAAAATAAGGTAATTCATCAATATCTTTAATTTTGCCAAATGTGCAATTATTAATAATTTGCTTAATGGCATCTACCATAGCCTCTTGTTCTTCTGTTTCTAATGCTAAAAGCAGAATTTTTTCTTCCTTTACAGTAAACGCCCTATACTTAATGCGTTTATTTGATGAAGGAATATTTAGGTTAAAAGTAGGTTGGTCAATAACAGGTAAACTCATTTCATTTTCTCCAATAATATATTATTTTATTTATCTATGCAAATCCAATATCTGGTCTAAGGGGATGTCCTTTTTCATAAAAATCACCTACAGGACCTTCCTTTTTAGGTTTTTCATCACCAATTAATTCACTACTCCATGTTCTGAATGTAAAGTTAACAGTGAAAGTCATTATAGCACCCATTGCTGAGTACATAATAGGACTTACAGCATTTGGATACATTTCATTAAATGTGAATTGTCTGGTTGCTTTTAAATTTCTGTCTAATTGGTGGATAGTAGCATTACCAATATAATTATCATAATATTCTAATATATCTGCTTTTGGTAATACACTCTGTAACCAATTTTCAAACATCATATATATTTTAAGATCAGGGCTATCATAAAATTCCACCTGCATATCAGATGAATATCCGGTATCAATACCAATTTTACGAGTAAAGCCTTCTGTATTACGATCCCATTGTGTAACATTCATACCTGAGAATGATGTTGATTTAACAAATACTTCTAAATCACCCAATAATGGTTCATATGGATTTGGATTATCCTCATCTTCAAATGATAATGTTTTAGGGAGTGTATTTAATTTCCATAGGAAAAGATTGGTGCGAGCAATATCATTCTTTAATAAATTTGCTTTATAGGCATCAATAGTATCCTTAGGTAAATTTCGATCTACGGCTCTGTTATATACGTCACTCATTAATTACTCCAAACTTGTTTCTGACTAGCACCTTGGAATGATGCTGTAGGAAGATATATTGAATTTTCCCACTCTGTCGGTGATACTTCTAAAATTTTAGTTTTAACATGCGGATAAAGATAATGATGAACAGTCTTTTCAATCATTGGTATCTTTTTAACCTTACCCCAGTCTATATCAAATAAATCTTTTTCTGTTAATAGATCCGGATCCTTTTTACCAGTAAATTTTAACATCGCAGTAAAGAATTTATCTCGTTCTGCGGGTGATAAATAATGTAAATTAAGACCTAGGAATCCACCCTTTGCCGGACCTAATAATATAACTAATGGGTGTTTATCCCACCACGGTAAGGTCTTTTTAAATTTAGCATCATATACAAATGTATACATACCACCAACCTTTGGTTTAGATACTGATCTATATTTGTCCAAACTCTTCTCAATAGTATCTTTAAACCATTGAACAGAAGATTTAGCCTTACCTTTATTAGTCTTTCTTGCAATCTTTTTAGTTTTAAGATTACTTAATTTATTTGCTTTTCTTGTTAAACCAGAAGCAATAGATTTCTTGGCCATTTTACCGGTTTTACCCGATTTAGTTACTCTTCCCCATTGAGCCCCTAACCAACGATATTTATTACCGTCAGTCCCTGTTGAAATTGTACCTTTTTTAATAGCCATATATTATATTTATCATCTTTTCAATGTCTTTTCTGTGAGGATAATAAACTTCCAACCCTTCTTTTTACAGTATTGCATTGCGGCCTTCCATTTAGCCTCATTAACTAAATATGTTGCCACTTCATTAGCATATCGTTTAGTTTTTCTCCCTGATTTAGGTGGTGTTGGTGGTTGTGTTTGAGCAAGTGGTTTAATTTCGGCCAAGAATATAGAGCCATCTTTCTTTTTAAGCCATAGGTCTACGAAGTATCTGTGCATTCTTCCGTCTATCGGCGACCTGTACGGTACTACAACCTCTTCTGAGTTCCATTCCGTTATATCAGGTGATTTATCCAACCAATTGAAAGCAATTCGTTCCCATGAAGACCGATAAATAATATTGTGGCTATCCCCTCTATATTTCTTTTCATTAAGAGGTTGCCATCTCCCTTGAATAAATTTAGACATTAGATAAATAATAATACATAATAACCATAATATTTATAGGTAAAATAATGGCGATATCCTCAAATTCAAATATTACTATGAAGTCTTCGGATTTCAATGAAAGCTCTAAAGAACAACCGAGTGGGGCATTTCAGTATAATTATCCACACCAAAAAGAAAATGGATTAAATCATTTCATTAATTTTAGATTCATTGAATTATATGAACAAAAAAAGAGTGCTCGCCATAATCCTGATAAAGCCGAAGCAACTAATGCTAAAAAGGGTAGAAAAACTTTAGGTTCTATCACATTATATAATCCGGGTGGGATTAGTATGTCATATTCACAAAATTGGGATAAAACAGATGGTATGATGGCTGAATATGGTTCAATGGCCAATAAAAATACTGTCACTGGTGCCGGCCTTGATATGCTAGCAACAAAAGGTGCTCAATTTGCTCAAGGTATGGCTAAATTGGCATGGGGTGCTAACCTAGTTGCTGAAAGTGGTTATGCCGTTAATCCATTCCTCGGTGTTAGTTATATATCCCCCGATTTAAGAACACAGAGCTTTACATTTAATTTTACTCCAAGAAATGAACCAGAAGCTATTGAGGTAATGAATATATTAGACGCATTTAAGTATTATACACACCCAGAATATGGTAATATCGGTAAAGGTTTTGCTAAAAAGATGGGGTTGAAGAGCAAAAAGGCCGAACCAGAACCTGTTGCGGAAGGCGATAAGGGCACAGGATCTGGAATAAAGCAACATGTTAAGAATGTTGTTGATGATGGATCAGATGTTATTTCAAAACTTGGTACAATGGCAGACAAATTTATTTTAAAAACACCGGCTTTATTTGATATTAATTTTATTAATGCGGAAGGTGGGGTTAACGAAAATTTATTTAGATTTGGTCCTGCGGTGTGCACAGATGTTACATGTAATTATTCCCCTGCAGGTGTATGGCGTTCATTTAAAAATGGTATATCAACACAGGTTGATTTAACTGTATCATTCCAGGAAATGGAAATTCTTACTAAAGATAAAATTGAGGCAGGATACTAATGAGCAAAAATCTATTTAAAATCCACCCAAAATTAACATATGACGAATATACTATTAGAGATATTTTTCGTAGAAATTCAATAACAAATAAAGAACAATTATCATATCTTTATAAACGAATCTTAACAGATCATGATACTCCGGAATTATTATCATACGAACTTTATGGTGATGTTGATAAGCATTGGGTATTACTATTATTTAATGATGTTGTTGATCCTCATTTTGATTGGTTATTAACAGAGAATGAAGTCTATAGATTGGCTGAAGAGAAATATGGGGTAGGTAACCTAGATAATATACATCACTATGTTGATGATGAAGATAATATTGTTTGGGATGATAGATCAAATGATCCAACAACATATCTATTAACCTCTGTTTCTAATATTAATCATGAAATAAATGAAAATGAGAAGAAACGAGAAATTTATGTATTAGACCCTAGTTTCATTGATGACTTTATTGAAGAATATGAGGCAACAATTAAATGAAGTCTGAAAAGTCTTATACTTTAAAATCTTTAGCCATTATTAATGCGTGGGGTCAACGCACAGATATATCTAGTGCAATGCAGAACATTACTATTAAAGAAAATATCTTTAGTATGGGTACTCGTGGTGTTGTTTCTATGATGGATGATATGGGCTTAATTGAAATGCTCCCTATGTTTGGTGAGGAAAGATTAGAGCTTGAATTTCATACAACTTATTTAGAAGAAGCTAATCCTACATATAAGAAAACATTTAATATATTTAGAATTGATCAGGGTAAGCAACATCGAGGTAAATCAAGAACATATAATATTCATTTTATTTCCCCAGAAGTAGAAATTAATAATAATATTAAATTAAGTAAGGCATATAAAGAAAAGACTTCAGATGAAATTGTTGAAGATATTTGGTCGAATATATCTGAATCAGAGATAAATGTAGAATCATGTATTTCTTCCCCTAGATTTATTATCCCATATTGGAGTCCATTTAAGGCTATTCAATGGATGAATGAAAATAGTGTTGGTACCATGAATGATTATAATGATTTTGTATTATATGAAGATAGAGATGGTTGGAATTGGCGTACGATTAGATCTTTAATGAAAGGGAAAATTAATCAAACCTTAAATTATGTTTCTTATAGAGAAAATTATGATGTATCAACTAAAAATATTATTGAGGATATTAAATATCCAAGATTGTTTGATACAATCCAATCAACTAAAGATGGCTATTATGGTCA